CAGCATCAGGATTATTGCTAGAACCAAACTGCTTGCTATTCTTGCTGTTTCTGTTGCCTGCCTGTGGTCTGCCGTACGCATTTAGGCGACCAGATGTTTCAACAATTGCTCCAACGGCTGATTTGTTGAACAATGAATATAAGCTGGCGAAACCTTGACGGTTTCTTTTTTGTCTGCCGATTGAATAGGTCAAACCTTTACGGATTACGCGACCATTGTATTTCGGAAACCCGCGCTCACGGCTTGTGCGTGATTGGGCTTCCATGCCATTGTCGTTCCAATTATACAAACCGCCGGGAGCCTGTCCGGGAACTTTTGCTTGTGCATCCTTAACGACTTCTTTTAACGCCACCTTGATTTCAGCGTTCATTTCCTTCAATAGGTCAGGCGCGAACTTTCTGAGTGCTTTCTTTAACTCAGGTACGCCTTCTACTACGACCGGCATTTTTCCTATCTTCCGCCTGTTTCGAGATTACTGCATAAAACGCTTTCAGTAGATCCCTATCCATGTTGATGAATTCGCTAGGCGCGATACCTAGATTTACCGATAATTCTGCTATTCGGTAAGTCCAAGTATCACGCGCTAACCATTTGGGGAGTCGTCCCCTAGAACCTCAACAGCCTTCAAGGTTTCAAGGAACTTGTCCCCAAACGGATAAACTTCAGGTGCGCCTGCACGTTTCAAGCACTCCCACGCAAGCCAATAAATATCGGACTGCTTTTGATCTTCCTGAAAGGCTTTATAAAAACCTTTCTTCGCATGCAGTTCGAACGCATACTCTATGGCTGGAGTAATCTCGTGGATCGACTCTGTGCCATCTGCCCTAGTAACTTTTAGTCTTGCCATTGCCCATTTCTCCTAATTTAGAACGTGCCGGTTGATGCCGCTGTTACTGCGGAGTTTACCGTAAAGGTGATGTCCATTGTAGACATGTCGCCAACGCCACCGTTAATAGGTGTCAAGTTATTCACAAGCAGGTCACCGCTGTATAGCAAGTTTTCTGCTCCAACTGCAACTGCGGAGTTATTAAGTGCCTTCCATGCAACGGTTGTGCCGTAAGCTGCATTGAGAGTAGCGAGAACTTCGCCTGTTGCTTGATCGTTCAAAAATGATACGGTTAGTGTCGCGGATTCAAGACCTTTGACGAACTTGTGCGCGGTGTCACCCATTGCAGTTACTTCGAGTTCATCGAAAGCCTGATTCAAGGTAATTGAAGTTACGTGGTCGCTAAGATCGACATTGTTGATCTTAAGTCCGACCTTGTTGTTTAAGAAAACTGCCATGTTGGCTATTCCTCGTCTTTCTTAGCGGTTGGTTTTGGTTTAGGTGCTTCTTCCGCGGGCTTTACCTGACCGATTTTAGTCAAGAAACGCTCGCGCTCTTTGTCATTATCAGCCATTGTATTAGCTCCAATCGGATAGAACGCTGATGGATACTTCACCGGATAGCAGATCGCCTGCCACGCCGGTCAAGACTGCGGGTGCGCTGAAAGATCCAATCGAATAAGCAATGTTCGATGCTTCCAGCTTGTTTACTATATTCAGATAATAATCTTCAATGTTAATTAAATTTCCTTGATTATCAAACATAGGCACAAGGACAACAAGTTTGAAATTGACCTTAGGCTTAACCGTCTTGTAATGGTCATTGCTTGGCTCGATATAAGGATCGCTTGGCTGTACCACGATGCTATTAGCAAGGGGTGTGGCAGGTGGGAAGGAAAACACCTGCCACGCCGCATTATCAGTTAGCGCAGTCGCGATTGTTCCACGTAGGGTAGAGATTGCTGACATTATCCTACTTGACCGCCCGGAGCTAAGTGATCCGCAAGCAAACCGCGAACTCGCGCCATGAGTGTATTACCCATGCGATACGGCGAAGGTTGGAAATCAGGTGAGATGCCGCCGGCGTTGGACGCTTGACGGGCTTGCCAAATGTCGACAGCAATCATAAGAGATGCTTGATTGACTTCGGGAAGGGTTGCGTAATCAATAGCTTGTGTGCCATATACGCGACCCCATGGCGCTATTGTGTGATAAGCGCGGGTTGTGATTTGAGCATTAACGAATTCAACCCAATTGGCAAGGGTTTTAGTTATTGTTTGTGACCCGTTAAAATGTTGACGTACGTTTTCAACTGTAATTGTGTCACCAACGACAAAACGATCATAATTTTCATAAAGATAAATGCGACCTGTTGTGCCCGTGGCTTCAATGGCATAAACAGATTCGGAGTTAAACCATAACTTGCCCTTGACAATGTTTTCTGCTGCTTGACAAACTTCTTCAACAACAGCGGAAGAATACAGCGCACCGATTCCAAGGGCTGAACGCAATTCAGATTCAGTTACATAAGTGGCTGCCATAATTTCCTCTCTATGTTAGCCCCGGCGCAAGGGCTGTGCGCCGGGGTAACTCTACTTCTAGGCTAAAACTACGCCTTGTTAAACTTGAACGCGCCGGCTGCTACCTTTGTTGCAATTGCATAGTAGCCGTACATTCCGATTTCAACCTTGCCTGTTCCGACCTTTTCGGCGCGGAGCTGTAGGCGTGGTGATTCATACCATGTATAGGAATCGCGGTTTAGAACAATAATTGTTCCATCGCCATCACCTGAAAGGTTATAGTCAACATAAAGCGGAAGTCCGAGAACTGTTCCGCGTAGCGCGTTGACTTGAACATCTCCACCTGCGTTCTGCGGTGCAGCTGCATTGAAGATTGGACGATTCTGTGAATCTACAAGCGCGGTGATGTTTGACCATTGATCAGGTGAAACAACGACGCCGGTAGCAAACTTGAAAGTGTTTGTGTAAATAGACTTTCCAGCGCGTGAAATGAATGCTGAGAATTCAGCACCATCCCAAGGTAGGGTTACAGCGGTTGCATCTGCTGTTCCATCGGTAAGAATCTTGTCAACAAGTGCATAGTCTGTGTGCTTCGCGTAAGCATCGCCCATGAGCGCAAGAAGCTCGGAAAGGAATGCAGGCGAAGTTCTGTCGAGAACCTCAACACTAAATAATTGCATCCCCGCCGCTTTCTTGACATCGACATCAATATATTCGATTTCAGTCTGAGTATCAGAAAACGCTCCACCTTCAGCGACAGTTGCAACTGTTGGTGCGGTCTTGACGCGTGGGATTTGGAACTTCATACCTGCATCTGGAAGTGTGCCAGATGAAACAGCATCAATTGTTGGACGGATACCTGTTGTCTTAGGATTGATAACTTCGGTTAGTTGACGTGTTGGTACAAGACCCGGAACGTCTGTTGTTGTATCGGTGTCAGATGCAGCTGCGATCCATTGACGCGCATCTTCATCGTTGAATACAGATGCTTTGATTGTGTTTTCAAGCATCGCAAGCGGAGTCACGTTAATTCGTGGCTTCGCGTAAATTGGTGCTGCAACTGTTGGGCGAGCAGCCTCTACCGCAGGGGCTTCGACCTTAGGCTCAACAGATGCGGTGTCTGGAGTATTCTCCACGACTGCCTCGCTTTCGTTTGTTGGGTTTTCTTCAGCTTCATCTGAAGCTGCAACGCTCAAGACTTCAGCGCTCTTAAACGCTGCTGCTTGAACAAGACTTGTTTCGTATAACTTGCTTGCCAAAACGCGAATTACATTTCCTTCGCGCTTGCTATCAATAACTTCCACACCCACCGACAAGCCTGAACGTAATTGTTCGCTTGCTTCGATTAGTGCATCTGAACCACGCGTTGTGTTGCTGACACGAAACGTGGCAAAAATTCCTTCGTCTGTTTCTTCGTAACTAATCATGCGCCCTAGCGGTTTTTTAGCGTCATGCTCAAGTAATAATTTTGGCTTAGGGCTTGTCGGAATTTCAATTGATCCTTTTGCAAAAACAACTTTACCCGCAGATGTGTGTCCAATTTCGTTTTCAAATGGGACAATTTTTCCTGTAATTGTGCGTTCATCTGCATTGCAGGTTATTTCATTAGAGAACGTTAGGTTCATCTGTATCGTTTCCGTTCGGGCTTAGGTTTTCCATTTCCATAGCTTGCTCAACACTAATCAAACCAAGTGCAAGCATTTTTTCAATGACTGCTAAACGCTCTAGTGCATTTACAGCCAAGAAAGCATCTTCGACATTGAATTTAACAATGTTCCCTCGCGCGGTTATGTCATCCATCGATAAACGATCCTGAATTGCGTGGACATACGGCGCGAGAGAAAGAGAAACAAATTGACGGCGCTCATCTTGGACGTTTGCATACGTCATTGAGTTGTTCATGTCTGCGCTTATGTAATACGCAGGAACGTTCATCATTCGTGCAACTTGTGTCGCCATTGATTGCACAGCGTCAACAAACATCATGTCGCGCGGGCTAAATGCTGTTGGCTGATAATCAAGTGTGCTTGTCAAGTATGCAGTAGATCTGCGCTCGCGTGCAGACTTCCACGATGCAAGAATTGACTGCACTTCTTCAGGTGACAAATCTGCACCAGTATTTTTAATGACACCTGAAGGCATTGGAGTTGCAGATGCAACACGCATTGCAGTTTCTAAATCTATTGCGCTACGAAGTGTGCGTGCGCCGCGTTGTAAAACGCCTTCATCCAATCCTTGGAATGTAACAAGTGATCCAAGACCTGACATCGGAACAGGTGAGCCGTCAACCTGATATTGTGTAATGAAATTGGTGTGTGAATCAGTTGTGAATGAAACGCGACCCGGAGCTACCCATTCAAAACGTGCAGGGCGACCATCATCAAAATAAACTTCAGTTACGCGCCAATAAGCAACGCCATAAAATAATAATGAGTCAACAGTCCATGCAATTGTTGTGCTTAGTGGCTGACTGATTGAAGGTTGCTCAAGCCATAAAGGTTTGCCAAGTTTTTCACCAGTTGACTTTTTGTAAAGTTCAAGTGGAAAGGTTGCAATTGTTCCGGAAATCAAATTACGGCAACGAGCAACGCTTGGAACACTCATTGCTTCTTCGCGTGATGTTGCAGTTAATGTTATTGGAAGATAATAATTAAAAGAATCCGTCATTAGCTGCGGAGCAGCTTGCGCTT